ATTCTCTTCACGCTTAAAGTGAAAAAATCAAAATTTAAAACAAAGTTGTTACATATGGAACAGAAAGAAATTTTAACAAGATACCAGAATTATAAGCCAATAATTCAGGAGTATATGAGTCAAATTATTGATTCGTTGTTTGACAAATATGGAGAAGTTTATCCTTATTATTTAATTTCTCTTGACACACTCGCTATGAATGTTGACATCATGTTGCAAGCAAAAGAGATTTTTGACAAAGAGGGATTTCAACATAATGACCATCAAGGAGTTCAAAGAAAAAGTGGAGCTGTACAAGCATTCAATACAGCTCAACAGGCAGCTTTAAAAATAATGAACCAATTTGGTCTCAACCCTATGAGTGCATCAAGAATAAAAGACAATAAAGCTGAGAGAGATACAAAAAATTATCTTGAGAGTTTGTTAGATGCCTAATGTATATCCAGAAAAATACACACAATATGCTAGAGATGTTATTTCAGGCAAGATTGTAGCTGGTTATTACATTAAGCTTGCAGCAAAAAGGTATTTGGATTTCATGCAAAGAGATGACATGGAGTTCAGGACAAAAATGGCAGATAAGCCAGTGAATTTCATCTCAAAGCTACTTCATACAGAAGGTCAGTTCTACAAGAAGCCATTCATATTGCAAGACTGGCAAGCATTTATGGTCTATGCAATGTTTGGTTTTTATTGGAAAGGGACAGATAAAAGAGTATGTAGGAATGCATACATACAAATAAGCAGAAAATGTGGAAAGACATCTTTAGCATCAGCACTTGCACTTTATGGTCTTATAGGAGATGGAGAAGCAGGTGCTGAGATTGATTTTGTAGCACCAAGTGCAGAACAAACAAGGATTGGCTTTAGAGCTGCATCAAATTATGCTGAATCTATAAATAGAGCTAATATACTTAATTGCTTAAGGAACACTATAACATTTAATCCAACTAAAGGAAGGATTAGGATGATGAGTTCTGATGCTAAACTTGGAGACGGATTTAACCCACACTTTGCAATAATTGACGAATACCACGCATTGGAAACCAATGACTTGCCTAATGTGATGATGAGTGGTATGGGTATGCGTAGGAATCCAATGATGATATATATCACTACAGCAGGATTTAATGTATATGGTCCTTGCAAGGAGTATAGAGACATGTGTGCAGATATATTAGAAGGTGAAAAAGTAGATGATACAATATTTGCACTTATTTATGAGTTAGATAGAGATGATGATTGGATAGATGAGACCAAATGGAAAAAATGCATACCAAGTTTGAATATAACAGTTGAGGAAGATTATATCAAACAACAAGTAACACTTGCCAAGAATAATGTATCTATGGAGGTTGGTGTAAGGACAAAGAATTTGAACCAATGGGTAGAGTCTAGCCAAGTATGGATATCGGATGAAATCATAAGGGCAAATATGAAGCCTGTACCAATGGAAGCATTCAATGGGCAAATAATAAGTGCAGGTATCGACTTAGCTGCTGTAAGTGACTTGACAGTATATAGTATTATGATGTCGCCGAATCCTGACAGAGAGTTTGAGCCAGATAAATATGTATTCAAAAGCTTCTATTATCTTCCGTCTGAATGTCTTGAGAACAATAGGAATTGGCAGAAATATAGATTATGGCAACAACATAAATATTTGACAGTCAATCCAGGTAATGTGACTGATTATAGATACATACTTGATGATATAAAAGGTAGCATGGACAAATTCATGTTTAATGGCATTTATTATGATGCATGGCAGTCTACATTATTCATAATAATGGCTACAGAAGAAGGTCTTCCTTGTGTTCCTTATTCACAATCAATAGGAAATTTTACAAAGCCAGTCAAGACATTTGAGTTACTTCTTAAGAAAGGAGACATTGTCATTGATGATAACCCTATAACTAGATGGTGTTTTCAGAATGTAGTCCTTAAAGAAGACCATAATCAGAATTGCAAACCAACAAAGGATAACAGAGATAGTAAAATTGACGTTGTGATTAGTATGCTCGAAGCCCTCGGAGGTTGGTTGGCAGATGGTAATGGAGATGTTGAAATCGTTTAGTCAGGTTGTCTATATTAAGTTATAAAAATATAGATAAACTAAATGATAGAGGAATGGAAAGTATACAAAGATTCAAGGTTTTGTAAATATGGTAAACAATATAAAAAACCCAAAAAATCATATTGGGGTGCTTTATATGAAGTATCAAATCTTGGAAGAGTAAAAAAGAATGGTAATATCTTAAATCTAGATAATTATATTATAAATAGTGGATATTATTGTGTTGGAAAATTTTTAGTACATAGAGCAGTTGCAGAATTGTTTATACCTAATCCTTATAAAAAATCATATGTTGACCATATTGATACTAATATACATAATAATAGAGTTGATAATTTAAGATGGGTTACCCCAAGTGAGAATAATCTTAATAAAAATACACGATTAAAGAAAATTGGTCAAAAAAGAACACCTGAACAAAAAATAAGAATATCAGAAGGAACAAGAAAGGCTGAAATAGGTAGAAAATGGTATAATGATGGAGTAAACTCATATTTTATTTATCCAGAGAATGCTTTATCAACATATAAAGAAGGAAGAATTATAAAACATAGAAGAACTAAGAAAGAAATGGAGATTTTATATCAATCTATATAGTGTAAACAATTTAAATCTGTGTTTCTATATTAATCATATAGCTATATACAAATATACCCTGATATCGATTAATGGGTCTTTTTAATAGAACTAAACTTAAACAAGAAAATATTGAAGTAAGGGACAATGAGACACAAGAAAGCTACACTGTCCCAGTTGGTCTTGATTTCTTGACACCATATCTCAACAAAGGTGAAGCCACTGCTGTTAGTGCATTCTTCGGTGGTGTACAACTTATTTCATCTACAATTGCATCTATCCCTGTTCATGTAAGGGACTATGAGAATGGTGATATTATTTCACACCCTATAGACTTTGCCCTCAATTGCTCACTTCAGTCAAGGTTCACAATTTTGAAGCAGCTTATATGGGATTTATATATAAATGGAAATGGTGTATGTTATATCTCAAGAATGGGTGATGGTACACCAAAAGAGTTGATATATGCTCCAAGTGGTTCATATTCAGTAGTTTATACAGAGAGACCAAGAAAGCTTTATTACTTATTCCCTAATATAACTACTAAGAAGGTAGAACCAATCAATGTCATACATCTTGTACTTAATTCTAAAGATGGTATCAATGGAAAGGGAATTCCTCTTTATGCAAAGAAACTTTTAGACATTGCTCTTGCAACAGATAATCATGCAAAGAATTACTTTGAGAATGGAGCAAACATAGATGGTCTTCTTAAGTCAAGTAAGCCACTTACAAGTGCACAGAAGTTAGATATCAAACAGTCTTGGCAGACTGTTCATGGAGCAGGCAAGAGTGGTGGTATTGCAGTAGTTGGTGGAGATATGGAATATACTCCTATTGGTTCTAATGCAAATGATGCTCAGATGCTTGAGACTAGAAAGTTCAATGCAGAAGAGGTATGTAGATACCTTAACATTGACCCTATCCTTTTGGGTCTTTCTGGTGCAAGTAGTTATAATTCAATTGAACAAGCTCAATTATCATTCTTAAGTCACTGCATATATCCACTTATATCTCTTATTGAGGCCGAGTTCAATAGGAAGCTTATTAAACCATCTGAGTTAAGTAAGTTTTATATAGACTTTGATGAGAATCATATAATGTTTGCAGACAAGAGTGCTACAGCAAATTATTACTCAACACTTTGTAAGAACGGTATTCTTAGCATCAATGAGTCAAGACATGCACTTGGATTTGCTCCAATTGAAGGTGGAGATGAGCATTATATAGCTTTCACTGACTTAAGTCAGAACAACATAGAAAATAATGACAATAATGAAAATGATGAATAGAATTGAAAGAAATTGTAAAGAGATAAGAGCCCAAGAGAACTCAAGGACAATAAATGGATATGCAGTAGTTTTCGATTCTTGGTCAAGAGACCTTGGTGGATTCATGGAGATAATCAGGCAAGGTGCTATAACAGAAGAGCTTCTTAATGAGTCAGATGTCATTATGAACCAGAATCATGATGACAACCAAATGCTTGCAAGATGGAACAGAGGACAAGGAACTTTAAGGCTTTATCTTGATGAGAAAGGCCTTGCATTTGAGTTTGAGGCTCCTGAGACAGAAAGAGGCAATGAGCTTTTATGGAATATTAGGAATGGTAATCTTTTTGAGTGTTCTTTTGCTTTCTCATTACCTGACAATGGTACTTGCCAAAGATGGTTTAGAGATTCAGATGGTAGCCTTAAGAGAGAGATTACAGAAATTGGTGGCCTTTATGATTGCTCTATAGTTACACTTGCAGCTTATCCTGCTACATCGGTATCAAATAGAGAAGAAGTAGATATCGAAGCAATAACTCGTTCACTTGATGAAGCTGCAGCCGAAGAGGCAAGGCAGGCACAAGAAGAACTTGACCATCAAAGAGAAGAAAGCTTAATGAATAAATTGAAAGAATTTTACAAAAATATAAGCTTATAAATATGAAATATTCAAATACTTTAGAGTATCAAGACGCTATCAACCAATTGGTTAAGCGTAACATGGATATCATAAAGCTCGCTAAGACAGAAGAAAGAGAACTCACTGAAGATGAAGAGAACGAGTTCAATAAGAATGAAGAGGAAGTCAAAGAGCTTTGTGATGAGAAAGATGAATTAGAAAAATCTTTAGAAAATCCCGAAGAGGATGAAAAAGAAGAAAAATCAAATAAAAATATTAACGTTAATAACATGGAAAAGAAAAATTTTAGTATCGTTGATGAAATCAGAAAGTCAATGAAAACACACGAGCCAATCGTTCTTAACAGAAGCACTTTAACTGTTGCTGCAGAGGGAGAAGATGTAGTTGCAACTGAAGTGTATGATGTATGGGAGCCTCTTAGAGCTAACAACGTACTTGTTGATGCAGGTATGAGAGTTTACTCAGGTCTTGTAGGTGATGTACAGATTCCTCTTTACAGCAAAGGTAATGTACAATGGAAAGGTGAGACTGCAACTGCAGAAGATGGTAATGGTGCATTCACCAATGTTACTCTTTCACCTAAGAGAATCACAGGTAAGTTCCCTATCTCATTACAGTTCCTCGCACAGACAACTCCTGATGTAGAAGCATGCATCAGAAAAGACATTGCTCTTGCAGTTATGGAGAAGATTGAGAGCACACTTCTTGGTTCAGCAGCTGGTTCAAGCACACAGCCTGCAGGTCTTGCTTACAATGCATCAGCTACAACCATTTCAAACTATGCAGCACTTACAGGTGTTGAAGCAGACATTGAGAGCTACAACTATCCAAATATCCACTTTGTTGCTTCACCTCACTTCAAGGGTGCTATGAAAGCTATGGAAATTAATGATCACGGCATGATATTCAATGACGGTAAGATTGATGAATATCCAACAGAAGTTACTTCAAATGTTGCATCTAGCTATGCATTCGTTGGTGATTTCAGCAACTTAGCTCTTGGTCTTTGGGATGAAGTTAGAATTGACACTGTAGCTGATAGTGCAACACTTTCTGACGGACAAATCATGATTATAGTAAATGCATTTGCAGATGCTAAGCTTGTTCGTGACAATGCTGTTAAGTATGTTAAGGCTTAATAACTAATCCTTTCTCTATCATAATTCTTTATCAATGAATGGGGATAGTTTCCCAACATTCTGTCCCCATTCATTTTAATAAAAATAACAAATTGATTCATAATGCCTTACGTAGATTTAACATATTTAAAGAAGCAGCTTAACATTGATACAGCTTTCACAGATGATGACAATTATATACAACTTCTTGAGCAAGCTGCAGAACAAGTTGTTGCTAAGTATGTAGATTATCCTTTAGACAAGTATGAAGATGAGAATGGCAATCTGCCACAAGCTCTTGTTCATGCAATAGCTCTTTGGGTGGCTACAAATTATGCAATTAGAGAATCAATTGGAAGCAACCTTCATGAGAATCCTCATTCCTTTGAGCTTCTTATGGACTTATTTAGAGACTATAAATTAACTGAAGACAAGTAATGTACGCTGGATTATTAAACGAGAAAATAGAGATTTATTCACCAACAAGCACCAGGAATTCATTTGGTGAGCAAGTTGATGAGATGACATTGTCATATACTACTCGTGCAAAGGTTGGACATATTGGTGGAAGTAGGCAAGTGATTGATTATGAAATCCAAGTTCCTTATCAGAAGAATTTTGTAACTCGAATATATGTTCCAGTGACAGAAGTTGATTGGATAAAGTACAAGGAGAAGTTTTACAGGATATTAAGCATAGAAGAAGATATAGCAGTACAGCAGAAAGTGATAATTACAGAACTTGTGAATGAATAATGACAGCAGGATTAGAGTGCAATATTGAAGATACTTTTAGCAAATTCTGTGACATGACAGCCACAGAGATGAATAGAGCAGTTCGTAGAGCACTTCGTTCTGGAGCACAAGAGTTGAGGAAGCAGACTAGAGCAAATGCTTTATCTGGAATGAATTCAAGGAACAATCCTGCATGGTATGACGGTAAGAGAATAACTTATGATGACAATGTAGAAGATGCTGTAAGACTTTCTAAGATTGAAGGTGGTTTTGATACAGAATTATCACAGAAAGTGCACGTAATGGGTACAAGGAAAAGTGGAAGTCAAACATACAAGTTCCGTTTCCTTGAGAAAGGTACGAAACAAAGGTATGCTAATAATTATAGGAACCGTCATGGAGAGTTGAAGAGATTGAAACAACCTAAGAAATTAGGACAAATCACTGGAAGAAGATGGTTCCAAGCAGCACAACAAGCAGTTTTCCCACAATTAGATGCAATCTATATAAGGGAGATTGAAAAGGCTGTAAATAAATTAAATAATGAACGAATATGAGTGCAATACAAATTGGAAGCATAATATATAACAATATTATTACAGATGCAGAGTTATATCAGGCACTTGGAAACAAGGTTTATCCTATCCAAGCACCTCAGAACACTACATTCCCATTTGTAGTATACTCTAGAGTCAATACATATGTAGAGACTAGCACAAAAGATGGTTATCTTAATGATGCAACTAGTTTCCAAATAACAGTTGTGTCAGACAAGTATGACGAAAGTGCATACCTTGCTGATAAAGTTAGGAATGCATTTGAAGGGTGTAATATAACATACCAAGGCATGGTGGTTACTGACATAAGACTTACTTCATGTTCAGAATCTCTTGTTGAGGATGAGTATATACAGAACCTGAACTTCGATTGTGAAGTTGAATACTAAAAAAACTATAAATATATCGATATAAAATAAAATGGCAGTTTCAGCTGATAGAAAAATTCAGGATGGTGGCAATATAATGCTTTTCATCGATGGTAAAAGTGTAGCACATGCAAGCTCTCACTCTCTTAACATTTCTTCTCAGACTGAGGAAATTAACACTAAAGACTGTGGAGAATTCGGCATGACTACTGTTTCACAACTTACATGGGAGATTACCGCAGACCATTTCTATACAACAGATGGTTATGACACATTCTTCGATGCAATGACAGGAATGGAGCCAATTGATGTTGTATTCGGCCTTAAAGCAGCAGCAGAGTTACCTCCAGACGGTACTCCTAAGGATGTTAACGTATCTGCAGATGGCAACTGGACAAAGGGTGCTTCTTACTACTTTGGTCAGGCTATCATAAGCAGCCTTAACTGGACAGCAGCAAAGGGTTCAAAATCAACATTCAGTGCAACACTCTCAGGACAGGGTAGCATTCAAAAATATCCTGCTTCCTAATTTAGGTTAGACATAAGTATGAGTAAATGAGGTCTATAAAAATAGGCCTCATTTTTCTATATTAACTATATAGCAAATAAATATTTCTTTAATATGACAATTAAGATTAATGATAGAGATGTGAAGCTAAGATACACATTCCGTGCTATCCTACTTTACGAGAACATTACTGGTAAGAGTTTCAATCCTACTACAACTACAGACACACTTATATTCATGTACTCAGTTATAATGGCTTCTGAGAAGGACCTTATATTCACATTTGACCAGTTCATGGATATGATAGATGAGAATCCAAGACTTGTGATTGAGTTCTCTGAGATGATTGCAGCAGAATTTGACAAGAATGACACATTATATCCAGTTTCTGAAGAAGAAGAAAAAAAATCCAAGGCTCCAGCAAAAAAGAAGAAATAAAGGACATTTGTTGGGGCCATGAATTGTTTAGAGTTCTTTGTTTTGAGTTCAGGATTATAAGTGTAGAATATTTTATGGAAAGCCTGCAGTTGTATGAGGCTAGAGAGATATTTCAAAACTTGGCTTGGGTTGATGCTAACCAAAGAATGGCAGAAAGGTACCTTATATGGGCTTCAATACAACCGAATTGCAAAGAGCAATTAGACCCAAAAGACATATATAAGTTACCTTGGGATGATGTGAAGAAAGCTGTAAAAGAATTTGATGAAGAGGAAGATAGAAAGCTTACAGAACAAGAGAAATGGTTCGAAGAAGCTATTGCAAATGGTTTGATTAAGTTCAACCACTAAAAAAATACATTTATGATTATAAATGGCTGATTTAATTACTAGACTTAAACTCCAGAACCAAGAATTCAATTCTAACCTAAACTCAAGCAAGAAAGCAGTTAAAGATTTCCAAGACCAGAGTGATGATGCAAGCAAGTCACTCAAAGAGATGGGTGACAAAGGTACAGCTGCTGCTAAAAGTATGCTTGGAGAGATGTCCAAGATAGAGCAAGGAGGAAGGTCTGTATCTAATTATAAATCCCAATTAGCACAATTACAGAAGCAGATAGTTGATTTGACAGTCAACTATCGTTCTATGAATGCAGAGATGCAGAATTCTGCACAAGGACAGGCTATAAAGCAGCTTCTTGATGAAGCTACAGAACGTGCTTCAGTACTTAAAGATGCTATTGGAGATGTTCAGGATGAGATTAAGAACCTATCATCAGATACAGCAATATGGGACGGTATGAAGCAAGGCATACAGGGTGTTTCTGGAGCACTTCAAGCATTTGCTTCTGCAGGTATACTTGGAGCAAACTCACAAGAGAAGCTTGTCCAAGTCATTGCTAAGTTACAAGCAATAGAGAAGACAACAAATGGTGTTATAGCAATTGGTAATATGTTGCAGAAGAATAGTGCAGCAGTGCAAGCTATACGCACATTACAACTTAAATTACAAGCAAGAGCAACAGGTGAGGCTACAATCGCTCAAAGAGCACTTAACCTTGCAATGAAGGCTAATCCTGTAGGAATACTTATAACTGCACTTACTGCTCTTGTAGGATTATTGCTCTTATTCACTAAGAGAAGTAAAGAAGCATTTGATGTTACTAAAGACCTCACTAAAGTACAAGATGATTATAATAAGAAACTTAGAGAAGCACAAGGTGAAGCAGGTAACACTATAGGCAAATTTGTGTCATTAGCAGAGCAGTATAAGATTCTTAAAACAGAAGGAGAGAAGCAACAATGGATAAAAGATAATGCAGACAAGTTCAATGAGTTAGGACTTAAGATAGAAGATGTGAATGATGCAGATGACACATTCATAGAAAATGCATCTAAAGTCATAAAAGCAATGCAACTTCGTGCTCAAGTAGCTGCAGCAATGTCAATCTATCAAGAGAAATATGCAGAAGCTTATAAGAAGAGCCTTGAGTTACAGGACAAAAAGTCAAAGACTAGCCCTTATGGTCCAACAAATGAGCAAGTAAAGTCAGGTAGATTCAAACCAGGAGAAGACTATATAGCACATAGTATAACTATGCCTTCTACTGCTGGTGCTTATAACCAGACAGTGTATGAGTGGACACCAGAAGGTAAAGCAAAAGCAGAGAAACTTGGTCAGGAAGCAGGTCAAGCTTATAGAGATGGTGTTGTCCAGGGCATGAGTGGAATAATTGAAGACATAACTGCATGGCAGACAGAAGCAGACAAACTTGAAAGTGAAGTTGCAGGTTATCGTAAAGCTAGACAAAGTGCAGACAACAATAACAATAACAACAATAACAACAATAAGCCTGAGAAGATATACAAATCTCAGATAAAGCAACTAGAAAGACAGCTTGAAATATTAGAAAAGCAAAAGTGGGACATAATTGAGGGGACAACAACATGGGAAGAACATCTTAAGAAGATAAATGATGTTAAGAATAAGATAGCTGAGTTAGAGAAGGCAGAAAAAGACTATATAGATGGTCTTAATCGTGCTCCAAGACAGACAATGGAGCTTATTCCAGCAATACCAGTTAATTCAAAACTAATTGGTAAAATAGAACCAATAGAGGTACCAATAGAAGTTAAAAGAGATAAGATAGTAGAAGAGTTTGAAAAAGCTAAAGAAAAAGTAAATAGAATTAAAGGTTGGTTAGAAGTAGGTGCAATTACAAAGCAAGAAGCAATAAAACTTGTCAATCAAGTAAACAAAGAGTTAGCAGATAAGAAAATAACAGCTAAAGTAAGTCTTGATATTGAAGAAGAAGAGGTTAAGACCTTTGCAGACAGCCTTAGAGATATAACAGAAAGAGCAGATGGTTGGATTGGTGCTGCAGACGGCATAGTTGGTTCATTCTCTAGAATATATGATTCTATATCAAGTATAGGAGAGAAATTCGAAGATACTGAAGACCCTATCAAGAGATTCTTTATGTTGTTTGAGACTGGTATAGGTATACTTCAATCAATCACAACAGTCATTAATGCAGTTGCTACTGTGACTGAGTTATTGAATAAAGCTAAGGAAAAATCAATTGGAGAATTAATTTTAGAGGCAGCAGCACATAAGAAGAATGCAGGTGCAGCATTAGAAGATGCAGGTGCAAATGCAGCAGGAGCAGTTGCAGGTGGCGCTAAATCAGTAGCAGACATTCCTGTAGTTGGTTGGGTACTTGCTGGTGTAGCTGCAGCAACACTTCTTGCTCTTCTTCTTTCATCAATGGCTTCAGCTAAGAAGTTTGCAGGTGGTGGTATCGTTGGTGGTAATTCATATTCAGGAGACAAAATCCTTGCAGGACTGAATTCAGGTGAAATGGTCCTTAACCAAGACCAGCAAAACAAGTTATTCAGGATGATAAATGAAGGTCCTGCAAGTGGTGGAACAGGTGGTCAAGTTGAGTTCAAGATTCGTGGGACTGAGTTAGTTGGTGTCCTTGGAAATGTAAATAGAAAAAATAGCATGATTTAAGATATGATATTCACTTCACAATTTAGTGACCTTAATGGTAAGGTATATGGTGTAGAGATAAACGCAACAGAGACAATGGGACAGCCCGAGACAATCACTATGGGTGGAAATCCTTGTACAATTGACACTTCTTCAGGTAAGTTGTTTGACCCAATCAAGTCTCGTTCTTGCACATTAGAGTTTGTTTCTAAAGATTGGTATTTCCAGCTATATGAGCCAAAAAGTAGGGGTACAAAAGTCAAAGTGTATGAGTATGACTCTAGTTTTCCTAATGGAGTGAAGAAAGTCATATTTAAAGGTTATCTTACTCCTGCTGCATACAACCAAGACTGGACATATTTAGACACCATATCACTTGAAGCAGTAGATGCACTTTCTACTACTAAAGATTTTGACTATGTGTCAGATGGTAAGTATCATACATTCATAGATATCATACTTACTATACTTAAGGATGCAGGCTATGCAGCAAACACTAATGCAGAATATGAGGGAAAACTTTATGTGCCACAGACATACACACATATAAATGGAGAGCCAATCACAGGAGATGTGCTTGACAAAATACTTGTCTCAAGTGCAAACTTCATTGATGATGATGATGCTCGCACTCCTTGGAAGCAGTATGATGTCCTGTTTGAGATTATGCAGTACTTGAACTGGAGCATGGTACCTGATGGAGAGAATGTGTATTGTGTAGATTATCGTGCACTTGGAAAGAATACACCTATAGTTTATTCAGTATATGACATACAATCAAAGTCATATGTTGGTACAAACAATTCATTAGACCCTGCTATAGTCAATATCAATCTTGACAATACTGCAGCAGGAACTACAAGTGTATCAATTGATGATGTCTATAACAAGATAGAGATATCAGACAACCTCTACAAGATAGATGAGATTAGTCCAGACATATTTGATGATGGAAACCATATATCAGTCACTGAAGAGATACAGAAAAAACAATATACCGATAATATAGAGACAACTAAGTGGACTACACAAAAAACAACAGGTTGGTGGTTCTGGAAGGACACTAAAGAGATACCTAAAGGATATAACTACCAGACACTTTGCAGGTTGAAAAGGGCAAGTGGTTGGAAGCATTTCTATTATAGTATGGATAGGCTACAGAATAATTCTGACCCTATAGAAGAGGCTAATCCTTATAACGAAGAAACAGATACTAGATACTATCAACCTTATTCTGGCTCTATATATAACAAAGGCCTTACAAATAAGTATGTAAATACTCATTGTTGTTTGCTACAACATTATGCATTTGTCAAGGAGAATTCAAACTTTTTACCACCATCTATTGACTGGACAGATGTGTTAACATTCTTCGTGACTAATGACACAGTAAATCAACATGATGGTGTTAAAGGTAAAATAGATTGTAACTATATATCTAATTATGAGAAAAAAGTTCTTGAGTACACTATTGATGAGTCAATAATGTGGCAGCCACATACTGGGGTGAGCTGGATAACAATCAAAGGTGACTTATTTTATCAGTACAATGGTGAGAAATATGGTGACAAAGACAAGAACACACTTAACACTATCACCTTCCCAACTAAAAAGAATCCAGACAGACCATATTATTATATCACATCACCAGTAGATAAATTGCCTGACCATCCAGATGATGTTGACTATATGAATGTGAAAGTGATAAAGGCTTGGGTAGGTGATGAGTTATACAAAAAATATATGAAGGGGTTTGATTGCTGGAGAATGAGGCTTCAAATTGGAGAAGGTAATGATGCAAAATATTGGAATGGAACTTCTTGGACAAGCAATTCATCTGACTTCTATATAAAATACAACAATGGTCCTGAAGATGGTGACCCTATCTCTATACCTGCATTCCAATGGGTAAGTCCAGTGAACAACAATGACTTTAAAGCTAAGGTTGGTGTAGATGGATATGCTATACCTATAGAGGCTTATAAGCCAGACCCAAGAGACTATAAGTATGGTGTTCCTCCAAAACAAGGCAAGTTGATACTTTCTATATACACTCCTTGTTTAGTCCCTGAAGGATTCAAACAATTCATGCAAGATTTATTTGGGGCAGAATTGAATTACAATGTTGTAGATTGGAAAGACCTTCCTAATGTGATATATGCTAAAGGGTTTGAGGTTGGGTATGTGTATACAACGACTGGTGTATGGTGGAACAACCACTCAGACCAAAATAAAGAAGATAAAGTGTATGTTGGAAATATAGATAATGAATATGTCAAGAACTTTGACCGTCTTGAGTTTAAGATTAACACTCCATGTAAAGACCAGCCAATATCTCGTTCATATCCAATCACTTCAACCACTGACTCTTATATCACTTCAATGAGACATAAGAATGGTGATACAGACAAAGAGCAGGAGTTCAATGCCGTAGATGCTTATTTGGACCACCACTCAGAGAGGAAGCCTATAATAGAGACTAACATACATGGTTTAGCAGCACCAAATGCTAAGTATCTTAAGAATATGATTGAGGGAATGTATGTCCTTGACTCACAATCATATGATGTAAGAAGAAACAACAATAGAATTAAAATCATATCATTTTAAATATGGCAAGAGATTACAAAATTTATGGTCGTAAGAAACTCCCAAGAAACAAATGGGGACTATTAGATGAAAGCTCAGACTCATCAAGTTCAAGTGTGTTTGGCGGTGGCTTAGGTTCAGGTTATAATAGTAGTGTTGGAGGAAGCATGGTCAGTGTGTCTGAGTTTGTAGGTGCTACTCCAACTGAAGATGGTGTTTCTGGACTTGTTCCTGCACCACTTGCTGGACAGGACCAATATTTCCTACAAGGCAATAAGAACTGGACATATATACCTGCATTCAAATGGTTGAAAGAATGGCCTGAGGGAGAAGGACTTGAGAAGAGAGGCCTTGGTATAGATGGTGATTTCAATGTCAGCAACAACCTTAGCACAATGAATCTAACCGTCCAAGGAAGTGCACATTTCTTTGAGTTGTTGATAGACGAAGTACGTGCAAGCGGTGGCCAGGTGCTTGTCTCTCCATCATTATTTCATGTTGACTGGGTTGGAAGCATAGTAGATTATGACACAATCACTATCACAAATGAGAACCTTAAGACATTGTTCCAAGAAAGAATAGATATTTATAATGCAATCAAAGCCAATAACATAACTACTATCAGAGCAAGAAGGTTGTACCAAAGGAATGATGATGGAAGCAAGAGAATCACCAATGAAGTATGGCCTGGAGATATGATGAGGTGCAAGACATTCAACATAGAAGAGAAAGGAAAGTACAACAATGTCTCTAACACTGACTACTGGTCATTTGTCCTTGACACTGGAATAGGTAATTTCATTGATAGTGATGGAATCACAAGAGATGCATTCTTCATTGACCTTGTATACTCTATGAAAGACAAGTCTGGTAAGGTATATCCTATTGACACTGTCTTCTACATGTCAGGACAAACTGCAGTCATACCAGACTCATACACAGAAGTAAGTGACATACTTGAGCTTAAGAAAGTAAGCCAACAGGTACTTACAGGTGAGTATGAGGGTCAAGAAGAGCATCTTGATGGACAAGAGTTGATTGATGTCCAGAATGCAGTCATACAGATACGTGGACTATCTGACCAAGTGCAAGGTGTCACAGGTAGGTATTCTACTAACTCTATAGATAGGAACAACTTAATACAGGCTAATAAGATACTTGCATTTGCAACAGATGGCACATTACCAGATGATGAACATAATATGTCAAACATCATACTTGAGGGCAAGTTGTTAGATGAGAATCCAGAGACTCCATCTGAGCTTGGACTTAGGTCACTTAATGCTAATGCAAATAATATCAATGGACCATCATTTGAGCCTGCAAATTCTAGACTTGTGATTGATATCCAAGACAAAGTAGATATACCTATATCAGGAGGCACTGTCTTAGAAAGAGATTTTGTTGCAGCAGAGGATATAAAGGATGCCGACGATAGAGTTATATTTGATAAAGGTGACACTGTACCTGTAGGCACAATATTACCAAAAGACTCCTGGTTGATAGACCTTGATAAAATAGACACTGTACTTGAAGAAGTTGACACTCCAAGTGGTGACACACAGACAATCATACCACCAAATGTAGTTGAAATCAATACCGAGACAGATGACACTGACACAGGTATGAGCCGTGACACTGAAATAAACACAAACTATGCTTCACTTACAGAATGGAGATTTGGTTATGGTGTATTCTCATGTCATATAAATGATAATCTTGCATGTCTTGGACATCTTTGGAATGGCAATAGGCAAAATGCAATTGTACTTTCTTCTACAACTCCAATAGACCCAGAACTCGTGAGCCCATGTATAGGCCAATATAATAACATTGACCGTTTTGGAGAAAGCATATCTAAGTTCCGTATTACTGCTATTGCTGCAAACGGAAATCAATTCCAGGGAAGTTTCTTAGTTAACTATGACAACAAGTTCATTGATGTCAATGACAGGATAAACATGTTCATAAATGACATAACTACAGGACTTGAGACAGTGGGAATACATCTTTCAGGCGAAGACAGCACAATCACACTTGTTGGTAGTGTGAACCTAAGGCAACATTCAAACACATCATATGACACACTTAATGTGTTTGACAACCTCAACACAAAGAGAGTAGAGATTACACCACTTAAGATACCTACAAGGACTTCAACAGCATCAAGTATTGTAGATGGTACAAAGCATAATTTCAATTCAGTGAACACAACAAAGAATGCTACATCATCATATATTGAATATAGTGCTGGATATTATGACTGGACATATTACAGGCATTATAGATTGAAGGATTATAGTATATCATTTAATATATCTACTTCATTAGGTAAATTAGAGGCAGGTAGTATTCTTGACCTTAGAAGCCTTTCACTTACATTGACTGCATTCTCATATTTCTGTGGAAACAAATACACACAAGACCACGGAGATGGAAGCCAACAAAAGATAAGTGTATTGCAATGCAATATCAAAAGAGATGGAGTGTTAGTGAAAACAATTAACTTGAAACAAAATGCAGGACTTAACATATCTGGTCTTAACACAGACTTAATCAATATTGCTATAAACAATGCTATTATTGATGACTATCCACTTCCTGCTACAGGTACTTATTCTGTTGAGTTGCAAGTCACATTAGTAGTATTTGTACATGCATACACTACTACTGTATGGGTAAAGAAAATAGATAATCCATATTTCAAGATTAATACAAGTGTAAGTGGCAGTATTTACTCATATGTTGAAAGAGCACCATCAACTGAGAACAACAAAGATGACATGTCTGCATCTAAGATGACTATTGGAAACAATGGGCTTGTATTTGCTGGAAACAACAGTAGGTATTTTTATACTGCAACAGATGGATATGAGTTCAAATGGGATGACTACGGTATAACCATTGACTCTACTAATGGTGTTAGGATAAATGGAGGATTATTCACAAAATTCACAGCTAACACAGGACTTCCACGTTGGGCAGATGTTGTGATAGCACCTAGTTCTGCATCTAATTATTATTGTGTATTGCCAAGTGCAGAAAAATTTGGTATTGGCAGACAAATGACTATAACTGGTCCAAATGGATTCACTATAATACCAGCAGACACAGATTATATATTGAAACCAACTAGTGCTGGTGGAACAGACTTGCCAAGAATCAAATTTGGTGAGACAAGCATTAACACACCAAACTGCCTTATACTTGTATCTAGGGGAAAAGGTGGTTGGGTTTTAGCAAACTAAAAATATCTTAAACTATGAATGAAAAATCTATTAGTACTTATAGCTCAAGCGCATGGGTCTAACACTCCAGGGAAAAGAAGTCCCGATGGAGTGTTTAGAGAATATGCTTATTCTAGACAAATAACTAAACTTATAGTAGAGAAGTTATATAAGAATGGAATCAAGTCCATTGTAGTGAATCCTGAAGTTGAGGAAGTAAAGTTGTCGGAGCAGGCAGCTAGAGTGAACAGGTTAGTGACTCAATACAAGAAATACTATGATGATGTGATTCTTATATCACCACATGTGAATGCTGGTCCTAAGAATGAGTGGTCTAAAGCAAATGGATGGACAGTGTTTGTGTATAACAAAGCAAGCCAGAAGAGCAGGAGACTTGCAAGAACAATGGCTGATTTAGCATATGATAAATATGGTCTTAAGGGGGACAGGTGGATTCCTGAGTCAAGATACTTTGAAGCTAATTATGCCATATTAAGAGAGACCAATTGTCCTGCTATCTTATCGGAGAATATGTTCCAGACAAACAAGGAAGATGTTGCTTGGTTACAGTCAAAAGAGGGATTAGAAACCATATCTGATTTACATGTTTTTTCTATATTAGAATATATGAAAACAATCTAAAAATATATTCTTCTTATATATTTTATGAATCTAATCGACATTCTTAACAGAATTCTAGACACAAAGCTTCAAATAAAAGAGATAATCAAGTCCGAGGACTATAGCAATGACATATCAAGATACTATGTTGCTATACATAACTATCTAGCTGATTATTACAATAAAGGTTATAAGAGAGGTTATAGTTCTAAGTGGCTTGAGTTGACTGGAAATTCTGTAGAGCCAGCTGATAAAATAGCTAAATTGAATTATGATAGTGTAAGCAACAACTACACTTCATATGATGTAGATGTGCTTACCGACATAATGAAAGATGTGCTTGGATATAGGGTCAAGATGAGAAATGAGATTGGTATAACATCCAATTATTTCCCTGACTATCCTGACTACCTACGCACAAAGATGACACAACTTGACCAGCAAGGATATAATGATGGTGTGGTTGATGCAAACAATAACCATAGCACTGGTATAAGTAGCATTGACCCTCCTACTCCATCTTATGACAACAACAACGTCATAACATTGACTACTCAATATCCTGGAGCAGTGATGTATTACAAATTGTCTGAAGATGGTGTATGGGACCCATACACTGACAGGATAGTAATCAAAGACAATGTGTCAATGTATGTGAAACAAAGGTACAATGGGCTTGAGTCTAGAGAAGCTGGTCCATATAATTACCAATACAATCCAAGTGGATATAATCCTGGAGATAGTGGTGGACATGGTCCAGATGACCCAAGTGGAGACAATTACCAGAACATCAACACTCCTATCATCCAGCAGATGAAGAACACTATATATATCTCTAACCTTACAACAGATGCAACTACTCTTGTCAGGCTGTCTAAAGGCAATGCAGACACACTTGAAGAAGTCACAGGTTGGGAAGACTGGTTTGTGTATAATGATGTCTTTGATATCAACAGGCATTGTTGGATTGAAGCTTATTCAGTGAGAGGAAATGTGTATAGTGGACATGCATACAAACATGCCCTTGCTTGGTCAGTAGCAGGAGATGATGGTGGCACTGGAACTACAGACACTGGCACAGTAGCTACTCCAAGCATAACATGCTCCAACAATGTTGTCATTATATCAACCACAACACCAGGTGCTACTATACTTTACAGATATGGAGGTGACAGTGGATATAGCACTGGTGCTAATCCAGTCACATTCAATTTGACTTCTTCTCAAACAGTGATAGCATATGCTATAAAAGATGGTATGACAGCTTCTGCATTCCAGCAGGCTTGGTGCCAATACATAAAACCAGATGATGGCTCAGGCGATATCACTACTAATCCTTGGCAACAGCCAGATGATAGGCCAGCAGACCCTGTCATAATGCCACTTTCAAACACAGTCACTATCACATGTCCTACAGAAGGTGCTACAATATTGTATATGCTATCTGGAGATTCTGGTTTCAGTGTCTATGATAGTCCTATCCCATTGACAGAGACAAAGACATGTATTGCTTATGCAACAAAAGATGGAAAGTACTCTAACACAATCCAGGTGCTTTGCCCTTATGTAGACCCAATCATTGATGACCCTGACCAGCCAACTCCAGTAAATCCTAAACCAGCAAGCCCAACATTCACACAAGAAAGTGGAAGCAACATAGTCACTCTATCAACAGACTTAGATGGTGCTATAATCAAATACCAGCTTGGCTCTGACCCTGTTTGGTATGTCTATTCTGACCCTATCACTCTTACTCAATCATCTACTATTGCAGCTTATGCATATAAAGAGTATGATGGTGGTATTAAGAGATATAGTGACACCGTACAATATTGGGCACCTTGGACTAACCCTAATCCAGATGTGGATGAGCCAGTTGTTGTAACTCCTGTAGTCAAACCATCTGACCCAGTGATATCTTGTATTGACAATGTAGTTTATATCACATGCCCTACAGAAGGTGCTATTATCAAATATGGTATTGCAGGTGTTCCTGGATGGCCAACATATAATGATGAGGGAATTCCTATCACAAGGACTGTGACAGTGTATGCTGTAGCAGTCAAGGATGGCAAATACTCTAACACAGTGATGGAATTATGTGAGTATGTAGAGCCAGTAGTCTCATCAAATGAAGACCTTCATCCTTGGGTAGATGCATGTGATGTTCCTAAGTACTCATATGACTCAGAGAACCATATAGTGACTTTGACTTGTGACACTGTGGGTGCAAGCATATACTACCAGATTAATGACTGGTTAGATGAGGATGGATGGATATTGTACTCTTCACCTATACAACTGACACAGGACAGCACAGTATGGGCAAAAGCAACAAAAAGTGGATATCAAGACTCATTCTATCAGGTATACATATTTGACTTACCTGAAGCTCCAATAGTTGTCCCACCTCCTGAGCCAACTATAGCATTTGCAGATGTGGACAGGACTGTTGTGCTTGTAAGTGCAGCATGGGGTGCATTATGCTGGAAATATGGAGCAGGTGCTGAGTACACTACTACAAACACTAGCAACTTATACTTGATGCCGACAGAACCTGTGACTATATATGCAAAGACATACTCTAGTGACAGTGGACTATATTCTGAAGAAGTTAGCTTCTGGTTCCCTGGAATAGAGCATATGTACACACTTGAAGCACCTGTGATTGAGTTTGCTAACAACCGTTTCACTATCACTAACCCTAATGATACAGGTGTCATATACTACACTATAGACAATACAGACCCTTACAATAAGGTGCATATGTACAACAATCTTGGAGGTATTGGAATACCTTACACACAAAACACTTATGTGAGAGCAATCATTGATGGTAGCTCTGAAGATGGAAGGCTTTACTCTAAGGAGACTGCTAAATGGGTAGTTTATAGTGATGATGACATTGATTGGGAGAATGAGTATTTTGCAATCAAAGGGGCTACAGAGATTCATCTTACTGGCAACACTAACCAAGTACAGACACTGCAATACTCTTATGACAAGCTTAATTGGACACCATTCATAGATGCAGTCACAGGACTTGACCCTGAGAGATGGGTCTACCTCAACATATATGCTGCTTATGACATGGAGACTGGAGTATCTGGAGGAAAGCAATGGGATAGCATGTACTTTGGTCCTGATGACTCTGTAACTATGGCTGGTAACCCATACACACTTGTGCTTAATGGAAGAAGGTTCCCAGACACTCCTGAAAGAGTAAACATATTCAGTGATATGTTCAATGGATGTAGTCAAGTAGTTGATGCACAAAATGTTTATATCACAATTAAGAACTCTGTAGGATATGACTTCCAAAGGATGTTCAAGGATTGTGTGAACCTTGTCTATGGTCCTAAGATTCCTTATTTGAATAACCTTTCTGAATATAGCATGTACCAGGCATTCAGTGGATGCAGCAAGCTTGTCCGATTAGATGACATACATATAAATGAAGTTGCTGAATACTCTTGCCTTGAGGCATTCAAGGATTGTAGCAGCCTTATAAACTTTGGTGATTTTGACATAACAAGCCAGATTCCAAATAGTGCATTCAAGAGTATGTTTGAGGGATGTAGCTCTCTTACACATTGCTGGTTCAAAGCCTCTGGTGATATAACAGGATTTGAAGCAATGATGAGGATGTTCTATGGATGCAGCAGCTTAATAAACACAGCTACTATAACACTTATACTTGAAGACAACCCAATAAAGCTTCTATCAACTAACTTATATAAGAATTGCTATTACCAGATGTTTGAGGGTTGTAGCTCATTGGACAAATTTGGTACTATACCTGCTGAGATGATGCAACAATTTGCATGTGCTTATATGTTCAAGGATTGTACAAGCCTTATACAAGCTCCTGTATTAGTAGCTACTACAGTTGCAATGAGTTGCTACCTAAGTATGTTTGAAGGTTGCACTAGTCTTGAGAAAGCACCTGTCCTTCCGGCAACATCACTTAATGGAGCAGAATATTGCTACAGGTTCATGTTCCGTAATTGTGAGAAATTGAACTATATCAAGGCATTATTCTTAGACAATATCGAAGAAGGTCCTGGAAACCATCCAACTA